CAAGTTTTAATTGAAAGTCTAAAGTACTCTGTTCATCCTCTTGAGCATTTTCAGGATTTATCTGTTCCTGACTTTTATCATTAGTCCCTATTAAAGCAACTTGTAATTGAGTTTCAGCCCTACGTATAGAATCTTCTTCTTTAATACGAAGTTCTTCCATCTTAATCTCCATCTCCATCTGCATTTGCTGTTGTTCTACTTGTGACTGTTGAGCAATAAGTTGTTGATGTCTTTCCTCAATTTCTGTAAGTTTATTCTTAATCTGTGAAAGATTTTCAGCTGATAATATCTCAGCAGCTTCTAACAATGTAGCACCATTTTGCATAGCTGGTTGTAACAAAGTCTTAATTGCTTCAATATCTCTATTCTGTTTTGTAGTATCACCTAAGAATACATCCATGTCTGCATAAAGGAATTCATCTTCAATATTAAGAAAAACCCTTTCTGCATCATTAAATATATAATGTAAACTCTTATTATCAGAATCACGCCAAGCATGTTTAGCTACATTAAGTAACATATTTAAAGCATTCTTTTTTACCTGATTATGAAACCAAAATAAAGGTTCTGTAATATGAGATGACTGTATAACAGCCCTTTCTACATTGCCAACCAATTCAGTTTTAGATATAGAACCTTGACGTTGTTTAGATACTCCTGATATCTCACCAATCATATCTTCAATCTTAACCATTAAAGAAATATAACCAGCCATGACATCCATCATAGACAAATCTACTGCACTTATCTGATTATATGGGGAAGGTTTACCACCTTCACGACCAGGTATATCCCAACCTTCATCATAAGGATTAATAAAATTAATACCTAACGCAGTCAAATAATGTGCCCATTGATTTACATCTATACCCAAACCTTTTGGTATTTGAGTAATATCCATATTGATTACTTTACCTTTGTCTCTGGCCAATGCTAATTCCAACCTATACCACAATATTATATACATATATTGTAAAGGTTTCATAAGTGCAACTAAAGACTTAGGCAACGTGTTTATGTTATTATAGATAATACCACAATAAGGAAGTTTCCTTGAAGATATACTACTTATAGAAGTATGTTGATAATCTACTGGACCTATACCAATATAGATATCATCACCTATTTTATAACCTTCCCAAACTTCTGGAATCCAATCCCATTCAATCTCATCCCCTTCCATAGGTTTATAATCTTCACTAACTATGGTCGTTTGAGTTTCCCTTGTACCTTCATCCGTATATGTAAGAAATCCTATTTTCTTATAAGATCTCCACACCCCATGATAAACGTCTATTAAATTGTAATCTGCTGAATCACTAGTAATATATTTCCTGGTTGTAGTATCCCTAAAAGTAACTTGATCTTTCATAGAACTACCAGCAATAGAACTTAATCCAGCCCCTTCGCCAGCATATTCTAACATTCTATCAAGATCCTTTTCTTCCATTATATCAAAGAATCTATCATATATAGTAGCAGGACTCATCTGCATATACCTAACAAACCAATCACCGTCTTCTATACATTCTATATCTGGATCTTTATCATAATCACAATTTAATGGATTAACTCTCTCTAAACAAGGTTCTCCATTCACAGTAGATACATAATATATCTCCTCACTAGAAATGAGTCCGTCTCTCCAACCTTTTAAAAACTCATTATCTAAATTCAATTTTTCTCTAAGATAATTAAGTGCATGATAAGCCGTTTCTTCAGCTACAGTTTTATATGAATATTTTAAATATTTTTCGATTTCTTTTGGTGTGATTGGTTCTCCATTTTGATCTTTTTGAATACCTACCATTTGTGATATGTATTGCATCAATAACTCTTTTTTCTTATCTTGTAATTTTGTAACTACGTCTGGATTAGTTTGTACTACCCTAATATCAAAAGGACGTTTAGATTCCTCCCCTATCAGAAGATCAATCTTAGGCCTAATAATATTGAAGTTCTGAGTTTTAGCAGGGAATCCATCTTCGACTTTAAATGGGTTTGTTACATATTTAAGATCGTTTTCGTCGTATTCACTGTTATATAAACCATACCAGGTAGTCATGTCCGTCTTGCGCTGTGAGCCAAAAAAGCCACCAGAGTCTCGTGATATAACTGAATCTAGAGAAGATTTTCCCCACTCCTCTGTCTTCTTAGCACGTGGCAATTTTTGCACGGGAAAATTAGATTTGTCTACCATTTTAATTATAATTAATTATTTCTAAATATACCATCTTTAAATAAAATCACTTTTGAAATATCTTTATTTCTTTTTACAGTAACAGAATAAAGTTCCCTAAGATATATCATTACCTGTATCATAGCCATAACTCTATCAAAGTTACCATTATCATTATATGCTATTAGTTCTTCTAATAATGCTTCTGAAAATATTTTTGTTAAGTTTTTCCTACCTGGGGCATACTCTTCATTTAACCAATCCTTTAATAATCCTATACCCCATATCTTTAAAGGCTTGTTCATATGACAGCCTTTTATACGTTGAACTGTTGTAATACCAACTACATCTCTAATAATGTCAGGTTGGTCTGCCAACATATAATCACATTTTTTATGTAAAAAATAATCAAATATACCTTTGTTTTGATTTTCGTACATTATCTTAGCACTATAATACATGCCAAGTAACCTTACCTTTTCATAAAAAATGTCAGCCTTTTCTGGCCTACCTGTATATTCTGCAACAGGTAAATCATAGTATGCTTCAAAATTTTGAAATCGTTTATACACAATTGCTGAACCTAAAGAATCTGTAGTAGATTGATCATAATCATAACTATCACAACCAATTACATAAAGACCATAAGGAATTTCTTCAGGTGGATGTTCCCATATAACAATAGCCCCTGCAGGATCATCATTTGCCGACACCCTATATTTTGTTAAATCTTTATATTTTTTATTTATTTCCCATTTTATTAAACCTGCTGGGTCCATATATAAATCCCCAACTTGTTTAAACTCTTTCATCTTGTTAGAGTTTCTTATTTCTGCTAAGTGTCGTATAATATCTTTCTTTGGAAATATGTTACCAGATATTTGTAGAGTAGCCTCCATTGGAGTAAAAGGACGTTCTGCAATATATCTATCAATAGAAGTTTTATCACTAGAACTTTCTATTATTATATCTCTTTGTTTTATAGCATGTACTTTGGCAACTTCCACATTAGAGTTACCAAACTCATCCATAAATGGAACTTCAAATTCATCCTTACCAGACATGTTATAATACTCTGGTACAAAGAACCCACAAGGTTTACCATCTAATGCGCCATCATCCCATATATTCTGTATAGGTAATGCATTATACGCATCAGGTTCATAAAACAAATCTTTTAATCCCTCATAATCTGCATCCACAGTACCACCTGTACCATAGGCTATCATGAGACCAAATGTAATGGTACCATCTTCTACAGAAGGTCTAGCAATTTGCCATGATTCTTTAAGTCCTGGAAACTTACCAGCCTCTTCCCACAGTATTAACTTGGCCCTTTTACCCCTAGCCTTTTGTGGATCATTTTTTAAACTAACCCCTATTATTTCAGACTTATAACCAGCTTCCCAAACTATACCAGATTCATCATCTGCTTTAATAACAAAAGATGCACGTTTATGCATCACTGTATCCTTCTTTTGTCTACGTTTACCAAAAGCAGTATTAGTGTCTATAAAACTCATCATATCCCAAGCCTTTGTCAAAGTACCATCCTTTGTCAAAAACTCTGCTTCAGATGCAATTACATAAGATTTAGATTTTGGTATACAAAAGAAATTTCTACATAACATAGAAGCTCCTTTAAAAGAATAACCAGCACCCCTCTTTTTTATAGTCACTAAGTGTCTACCTCTTTGCTCAGCTTCTTCTATCGCATCAAAATAAGCTCTATCATAATCATAATATCTTGGGAAACTTTCTGGTCTATCTGATACTCTACGTTTTCTACCAAGTATATCTATCTTATGAGTTTCCTTAGTTACAATTATACGAGAATAATTTAAATAAAAATAGAAGTAACCCGATATATATTCTCCATCTTCTGTTTTATAACCAAATATACATCTACGTAACTCCTCATCCCAATATCGTAAATAAGCAGTTGTACCAACAGGAGCAGAAGTATAATAACCATATGTTTCAAAGTTGATAGCAGCCTGTCTAAACTTATTACTATCATCACACTTTGGAACTTTTATTTTATAAACTGCATCCATTATTCGACACCATAATCAAAATCATCTCTCCTTGTTTCATACAATCCTATATCACCACCACCTCTAATATTAGAGGATTCCATTTGTTCTTTACGAACCATTTCCTCTAATAGATTAAGGGACTTCACTATACCCGCAACTTCTTTCAAATTAGATGCTAAGTCCCTAGATGAAAACACCGGCCTACCTGAATTATCTTTTATATTAAAGTCTACAGAATCAAAATATTCAGACAATTTCTCAGCAGCTTTTTTAGCAGACCTAAGAAGTCTAGAATTAGTAGTTTGTCTTAATTCTTTAAATTTCTCCATGGCATCCAATACCATGTCATCAGGTTTCCAATTTACATCCATGAAGTCTTTTAGGACAATCCTTTCTCGTTCTTCTTCTTTATAAGCACGGTAAGGGTTATCAGTAGACTCATCACATAAAAAAACAATATAGGATATCTCCTTATTGGCGGTACCCTTCATCTTACTCTTATCTCTATCCCAAAGAGATTTAAACTCTGGTATTGATAAGGACTGTGGATTTAATACT